GCTGTTGCGATAGTTGGTGCGACATTTTCAATCAACTTTCCAAAGATGCCAAGATCCATTATACCGAACTCCCTAAAAGTATAATCCCTAAGCCAAGCATTATACTTATCAAAAATAAAACGATGAAGCTAACAACCGCAGATTCTTTGATTTCTTCCAACCGAGCAGCGTCAGCCTTCTCTTTGGCATACTTCTCGCGTTCTATCTCTTTACGGATCTCAATAACTTCTTTTTGCACCTGATCCCACGCAGCCAAGCCAAACCGACCGACAAACATATTTTTGGCTTTGAGAGCAAGATCCTGAGCCTCAGCCTTAGCAGCATACCGCTCGATGGCTATTTGCTCTGCTGTTTTGCCCGAAAATACAGAGATTTTAGGCTTTTCAGCAGACAAATGCGTTAATTTGGCAATGCTGCCCCATAGCTCAGACAGGTCAGCAGCCATCGACTGGATCTCTTTGCCAGCCGATATTGCAGCCTGTATGCCACTATACGCCGCTTGCGCCGCTGCTAATATAGTTAACGGGTCCATGCTTATTACCGTTTAGGAAAAACTCTTTGGTGACACTGCCATCATTGCCAGCGAGCCTGTAGTTTACCGTATAAAGACCACTTCCGTCAAAGTTGGGGAAGTATTTACTGGCAACATCGTAGAACACACGGTCCTGACCCCATTTACCATTCCACACATGCCCAATGGTTTCAGCGACTTGCCGAGATAACATGTAACAGTTTGTGTCAACAAAATGCGTAATTTTACCTAGGCTCTCGCAGTTGTCCTCGCAGATCAGTTGGCCTTCTTTGTCCACGATCTTGCGGTACGAGTAAGCCCAGTCCAGAGCTTTACGCTCAATGGTATCAATAAGAGAACTAACATGTTCAGGATCAAACCAGTTGTCTTGGTCAAGGAAACATAGGTAATCAGTGTTGACCAAATGTCCTATAGCAGCATAGACCCTGTGTCCATAAAAACCGTTAGCACCCACGTTTTCCGGCAAAACCATGAAATCTAACCGAGGATCATCATCAAACATTTGAGTGAGATGGTAAAAACGATCCTCGAACTCTGGGCCATCTACTACCACCAGAACCCGTGTATCTTCATAAACTTGTTTAAGAGAACCAAGGACAGCATCAAATAAAGTATCAGCGCCAGTCGTTGGTATAACAATGGTAACACTCATTTTCGACCCCATTTAATCTTCAGCCAAACCCGTTCGTGCAACCAGTAAAGGCTGATCTTGGTTGCAAGCTCAACAAGAGTAATGCCAGCAGCAAGATGCGGCTGACCTGTAATAAGCCAAGATATAAGGAAAGTATCAAGACTGCCAGTGATCCTCCAACTGACAGCCTTAGCCAGACTACGCTGGGGAGATTCTACCGACATCCCCAACGCCTGCGAGCAGCCTTGCCACGCTCACCAGTCCATTTCTTGGACCGTGCACAGAATGACTTATGACGAGGATTCTTAGGATCTTTAGTCGGAGCTTTGAGCTTGCTGCCAGTTGCACGGTTGTACTTCTTGCGGCCCTTCTCAGTCAGGCCACCGCCAGCCTTTACAGACTGCTTTTCACCACGTCCAACTGAAAGAGAAGGTCCAGACATTAGATGCCCTCACCAAGAGTAAAGTAGCACTCAGATGCAGCTTCACCAATAAACGCTACATATAATGGGTTTGTATTGGATGCTTGACCTGGGATCTGAAACACCTTGATAGTGCCAGGCACAGACACTAAGCAAGACTGCGGAGACCCGTTAGATGGAGCTGTGCAAGTAATCGAAGCATTAGAAGTGCTTAAATTAAAATATACAGGCTGACCACTGCCGCCAGTTGGCTGATGGTTTGCTACACACAGCTTGGTGCAGGGAGCGTCAGGCGTGATCGTAATGGTTTGAGTAGACGTAGTTGCGTTGGCTTTGTACGTCTTGCTCATAGCTTGAAAAGCAGAGTTAATGGACATTAGATTGTCCCCTTCTCCGGCTTGTTAGTCGGGCTGTTCTTGTAGTCACCAGTGCGACCAGAGAAGTCCCATGTGGAATGATAGCCACCCTTGGGTGCTACGCCAGAGGTCCAGCTATTTGTACCGTTACCCAGCGTATCCTTAATGGTCTGAGGACGAGTCGCAGTAGCCATTGGCTGTGCGTCATTGATCGTCTTGCCGCTCTTGTCTTTCATTTTTAGTCTCCTTAGCAATCGAAGGGATGAACACCAGTATAGCAAATCCCCCTGCGACGTACATCCTTAATGGAGACGGGTCGTACATGACCCAGCAAGACAGGATGAACACCATAAGAAGGCTTAGTAGAGTTAAAAGTCTTCCGGTGAGCACCGACAGACCTACGCGAATGATAGTCAGTAATGTTACATCCATGTTTATGACCCCTGTTAAACATAGATGTTATACATCAGGATCTGTCTTAAAGCCAGAACCCCATTCATCTTCAGAAACTTTTTGTTTCAGTTTCTCAAGATTGATAGCTCGGTCAATGATCTTGAGCTTCTCGTCTATGTCCAAAGTGTTCATAGATTTGAGCAGTTCTGAAACTGCTTTCTCAAGATCTGGGTTTATGCCATTGTTTTTCTTACTCATTTTTAGAAAGCTCCAATTGCAGATGATGTAATTCTAGGAACAACATAGTTCCTGATTACGCTTGTCAAAAGGTTTTGAGCAAGAGTTAGCTTTTGAGGTTCTGGTAATGAGTATCCAGCAATAGCATCAAGCTGTTGTTGCACCTGTGCAATTTGCTGTGCAGGCATCAGATTTTGCAATGCAGGAGCAACCTTTTCTCTGAACGCTGTTGATGCAGACGTTCTGCCAGTCGCAGCAGCTTCAGCCATAACTTGATTAACAGCGTCAGGCAAAGCAGCCATAGCTTGAGGAGATCCAGAAACAATAGGCTCAATCGTTGCCCATGTTTTTGGGCTGCCAGACAGAATAATCTCTTTAATTCTGGCTACAGGATACTTGTCACCAAGAATAGCCTGTTCTTCAGAAGCGCCTGCTTTTTCAATTTTAGACACATCCCTAGTCAGTTTTTGCGATGCAGCAGTGCCACGACCAGCTAATGTTTCAGCTTGTCTCAATTGATTTAAATAAGCATCAGCGGCTTGTCGAACTTCAGCAAGTTCTGGGTGAGACAAGAAATCAACATTCTTTTTAGATGAAAGCCAATTGCTAACGGCCTTAGCATCTTTGTTAGCAATGTTAGATGCAACAAAATCTTTAGCAAGAGCTTTGATAGCGTCCACATTACCAGCACTAAGATTGATTGCATCTTGTACACCTTGGCGGCTTCCAAAAGCATCATTTACCAATGCAGAGGGATTAGTGCGATATTTGTTTGGATCAGCTACATCAACGGCTGTGTACTTTTTGCCAACAGATGTTTTGTATTTGTCTAGCAATCCTGCTCCAGCTTCATATTCAGATTGCAAAGTATCATGTGCAGGACCAGCAAATTTTGATTGCATGTCACTAATCTTGCCATACCATTTTTTAGCAATTTCTTGACCTAAAGCCTCATAACCTTCTTTTCCTGCACCAAATGCAGCATCACCAAGTTTACGACGAACGTCATCAAGAGCCTGAAAAGATGTTGGGAACTCCCTGTAAAATGCAGGTTCTCCAGTTTGAGGGTTTGTGCCTTTTACAACCTTGTAACCTTCGCTTTGCAATTTGGCTGCATATTCAGGGCTATCAATCATTACCCTTTTTGCTGTCATAGCATCGTATATTTTTTGATATGCGCCTTTAATGCCCTGCTCGGTAACAGGAGCGGTTTTTTGTTTCATAGCCTCTCTGCCAATGAGAAGGTTATTACGAAGCTCTTGTTCAGCCTCTTTAAACTCCGGCAAAGATTCGACAAAAATGCCTTGTTTTTCTTTTTCAGCAACAGCAGCATCACGAATAGCCATCTGCTTTTTATAATTAGCACTATTTGTTTGTGCCAACGTAGCTTCAGGCCCAACAGTTATCGTGCGTAGTTTTTCACCCACATCGCTGACAGTCGTGTTTGGATCACCAACAGACGATATGTTTTGACGAGCAGACGTAGTGCGTTCAGAAGCAATGCGTTCAGCCTCAGTCGCTGCCTTTTCCATCTTGGGAACACGACGAGCAATGTCAGCCTGAATATCACTAACTTTTTGCTCTAACGCT